GCGTGATCCAGCGGATAATGTTAAGATTGACAAGGGGAAATCTGGCGATAAGGTCGATGGCCCGGTAAGTATAGTAATGGCGCTTGGAACATATCTTCAAGAAGCGCAAAAAGAACAAGAACAAGATTTTTGGTTTATTGATATATGAACGGTTTACCTCTATATTCGCATGATGATTTTATTCGGGCGTATTATAATGCGCTGCCACACCACAAACGGTACGAGGACGCTTATTGGTATGTAGAGGAGTTGTACAATAAAAAGTATGGCAAAAACAAATACAGTAGCTATGTCGTGTTCCGTGCTACGCTCAGTAGGTGGGTAAAATGTAACACGCCATAAATTAAACACTATTAATATTGCATCGATGGGTATCATCCAGAATATTTTTAAATCACAGAAAAGAAGTAGTATATCTGCTCCAAGCGACTGGCTTATCAAGTCGTTGAGTGCCTTATTTGGGCAGCAGACCACAAGTGGACAAAGCGTAAATCAAAACAGTGCTATGAGCATTGCATCGGTTCATGCTTGTGTTCGCGTTATATCAGATGGGGTTGCAGGCTTAGGTTTAAAGTTGTATTACGAAAATGAAACTGAGCGCAGACAAGTGTACGCTCATTATAGTAATGCAGTGTTGAACGAGCCAAATGCATACATGACCCGTTTTGATTTCACGAAGTGGATGGTATCTCAGCTCGTGTTAAATGGTAACGCATACGCGTTTATAAATCGCGATAGCAGATTCATTCCAACTGCTTTACATCCAATACAAACAATGAATGTAACACCATATATGTCTGATGGCGAATTATTTTATCGCGTACAGCAAGATGGTTTCCCGGCATTAGTGCCTGCGGTAGATATGTTACATTTTAAAGGTTTGAGCATGGAGAACGTATTGGTTGGTAAATCGCCAATTACGTTGCACGCTGAAACATTAGGTATAGATTTGGCTGCCATAAAGAGCAGCGCTGCTGTCTACAAAAATGGAACACTAAAGTTTTTGTTGAAAAGTCAGGGTAAGATTGACGAATCACAAGCAAAACCTTTACGTCAGTCATTGGATGATGTGATAGATGGTAACAAGCGCAGTACCGTATTACCTTCCGGGGTAGAGATGGAGCGTTTAAGTCTATCACCTCAAGAGGCTCAATATATTGAAAGCCGTTCGTTTAGTGCTGAAGAGATTGCTCGTATATTTGGTGTACCTGCATCCATGATTGGTGCAAAAGAAGGCATTAAGTCATCGGTAGAGCAGGAATATCAAGATTTCTATGCTCGTACGCTTATGGCGTATTGTAAGAACATTGAGCAAGAGCTAAAGCGTAAGATATTGCAAGAGGTTGATAAGCCTAATTATTATTTTAAGTTTAATTTTAATTCCCTATTAAGAGCCAGCGCCAACGACCGCGCAGATTTTTATAATAAAGGCATCAGAGGGGGCTGGCTTTCTCCAAACGAAGCACGCGCATTTGAAAATGCTAACGGCTTTGAAGGAGGCGATACCTACTATGCGGAAGGCAATTTAGTACCTCAAGGTCAGTTTGCTGATTACATTGAGGCTAAGATCCAGAATTTATTAAGTAAAAACATAACTAACAATCCCCGTGGAGAAAATTAGAAGAGCAATAGGCACAATCAATTATCGTTCTGTTGACGATGGCTTACCTACCGAATTTGGTGGGGTTGCTGCCGTTGTGGACACGGTAACTGATTTACGTTTCTTTGAAGAGAAAATCGAAAGAGGCGCATTTGACGAAGTATTAGATCATGACGTACGAGTATTATTCAACCATGACCCATCAGCCATGTTGGGAAGAACCAAGTCCGGCACAGCCAAGGTATATCTTAATTCCGACGGACACCTTGAGTATACATGGCAGCCTGACTATGAGAATCCCTTACACGTTCAAGTAGCGCGTAGCATTATGCGTGGGGATGTAACCCAAAGCAGTTTCGCATTCACTGTGGATGAGTATGCTTGGGGGAAATCAGAAAAGTATGGAGATAACTCTATGCACATCGTACGCAAAATTGGACAATTATTAGATGTATCACCAGTAACATACCCAGCTTATGAAGAAACTTTGGCAGAGGCTCGTAGCATTCTTGAAACGAAGCCTAAAAAAGAAAACGAATCAGATTTAATTAACATAATAAAACTTAAACACAAATAAACCATGAAAATTAAAGCCTTACACGAGGAAAAAGGCCGTTTAATCGAAGAATTGAACGCCCTACAAAACAGCATCAACACTGAAGCGCGTTCGATGACTGACACTGAAAAAACACGTTTCAACGAAATCGACAGCCGTTTAGAAGGTATCGGTTCTGAAATTGAAACCCTTGAGAAGTTGCAGAAGCGTGCTGCTGAAAAAGTAGTTAGCGCTCCAGTATACGGATCAGCCTCTACCTCTGACAAGACTGAGCGTCAGAAATTGGTTAACGAGTACAGTTTCAAGCGTGCTATCGAGCAAGCTACAACTGGCCGTCGTGAGGGTGTTGAATTTGAAATGCACAAAGAGGCGGCTAACGAATTCCAGCGTGCTGGTGTTTCTGTAAGCGCTCACAGCGTTTTGATTCCATCTGACGCTTTCAAGCGTGACATGACTGCTACTGGCGGTAGTGGTGGTGACCAAGGTGGTGTTAACATCCAAACAAATGTGGGTGGTATCATCGACGTTTTATTGCCAAACACTGTATTAGGTGGATTAGGTGTAACTCGTTTTGACAACCTTACTGGTAACTTAGATCTTCCAAAAGCAAACACTCAACCTGCTGCTGGATGGAACACAGAAAATGGTACTGCTGCTGAGAAATCTCCTACATTCGGTAAAGTTAGCTTTTCGCCAAAGCGTTTGGCTGCTTTCATCCAAGTTTCTAACCAGTTGTTACGTCAGTCTTCTAATAGCATTGATGCTTACGTTCGTAACTATTTGGCTCAAGCAATGGCGCAAGAGTTGGAAAAGGCTGCTATCAAAGGTGGTGGAACTAACGAGCCTACCGGTATCATCGGTAACGCTGATGTTAATGTTATTTACGCTGGTGGAGCTGCTTCTAACGCTACTAATGCTAATGGTGCAGCAGTAGTATGGGCTGACGTTGTAAACGCAATGAAGGCTGTAGAATCTGCTAACGCTATGGGTCAGGCTTACTTAACTAACCCATTGGTTAAGGCTGCTTTACAAACCACTGCTCGTCAAGCATCTGGTGTTGAAGGTAACTTTATCCTTCAGTCTGGTGCTGGTGAGTTAAACGGTTACCCAATGGCTGTTACCACTAACGTACCAAGCAACTTAGCTAAAGGTGCTGCTTCTGATTTGTCAGCAATGATTTTCGGAGATTTCAGCAAGTTGGCTATCGCTTCTTGGGGTGGAATGGAACTTACTGTTGATCCTTTCAGCGGAGCTACTGCTGGTTTGACCAACATGGTATTGAACGCTTACATGGATGTTAACTTGTTACAGCCTGCAGCATTTGCAGTTTGTAAGGACATCGATGCCTAAATAAACCTACACGGAGGTTAACCCGTGTGCCTTGGGTCGCTTGATTGACGGCCCAAGGGTCTAATTATGAAAGTGAAATTTGTTAAATTTCCCATAGCATTAAACCTTGCGTATAATGTTGGGGACATAGCAGAATTAGAACAGAAACAGGCTGAATTGCTTATTTCTGAAGGATATGCAGAAGAAGTAAAAGCTCCTGCAAAAAAAAAGGTTAAGCCAATCAACCCAGAAGAAGGCGATTAATGATAACGGGCAAAAAAATAGTATCTCGCACTAATGCAGACACCGACTACATATCTGTAGCAACGGCTAAGGAGCATTTGCGTGTTACTACAACCGCAGACGATACATATATAAGTTCGCTTATCAGTGCTGCTTTGGATGTATGCAGTCATTACGTTGGCTATGAGTTGCGTGAGTCAGTTTGTAAATACGGATTTACAGAATTGGTTGGACAACCGGCAACCGTAAACCCATTGAATGGTGCGCCATTGCTTATGGGTAATTATTTGCGTATTCCTGCAAAAGTAATCAGTTTAGATTTATTGCAGTATTCGGATCAAGATAATACATTGCAGACGTTCACTGATTATATCACTGAGCCATTGCAACTATCTAATTTTGGGTTGGATGTGTATTTGAACAGCCTTCCAACGTCATTAACGGATGCTGAAACAAAATACATAGCAACTGTAACTGAAGGTTTTACACCCACAGATTTCAGCGCATCATTAAAAATTGCTTGTTTGTTTTTGGTTGCTCAATATTATGATAACCGCCAAAATATAATTGTTGGCGCAAGCGTAATGGAGATGCCTAAAGGCACAGAGTTTTTACTAGATAAATATAAATTAAGCACATTTGCATAATGAATGCAGGCCGATTTGATACGCTAATTGAGCTGTGGAATTACACAGTTGAAACCAACTCATATGGTGAGCCAGTAAAGTCATGGGCTAAATATAAGGATGTATGGGCGCGAATTGAGTATAAAGTTGGTAGAGAGCAGATTGATGCAAATCAGTTGCAACACAAACAATCCTGCAATATCACTGTTCGTTTTGATCCATTAATATCTGTATTTAATGAGATTCGCCATGATAGTAGTATATTCAAGGTTGTATCAATTCAGACGTTGGGCCGCAACGAATATTTAATAT